TCGTGGCTTCAGAGAAAACTGGGATGAATCTAGTTCAATTTTGATTGAGAAGATGTTTGTTAGGGCTAAGAAGGAAGGTACAACTGTATCTAAACTCATAGCAGCATTGCTCTATTGGGAATCTGTGGTGTCTGCACCTGTGTTTCCAACAATCGAGCTAATCACTAACAGAACAACACCCAACAAAAAGATTCTAGATGTTCTTAATAACTTCACTGATCGTCTTGTATCTTGTCATCAAATACTTGACAAGAGACTAGGCACACAATCCACACACGATCTAGCTGTAGACATCCTCAATGAGTTGCAAAAAGAATGTGGTGAAGAGTTTAAGCCAAAACCTAAACCTGTTGCTGCAGCTAAAGGTACTGGTGATGAACCCGTTCCAATTGCAGGTGAAAGTACAACTGAATCAGGCGGGAGTAAGGAGAGTTCTTCTAGTGATAAAGATGGCTCTAAACCCAAACCAGATGAAGAGTACAAAATCATCAACTTAAAGTTAACTGAAGAAGATTTAGACAAATTCTCTATTAGTTTGCCAGAACATGGCGTAGAGATGGGTAAAACTGGCATTAACTTTGAGCCTGTTAAATCAGATAGAGAGAAATGGGATGTTACAGACCATGAAAAGTTCATAGTTGTGAACTATCCAAAGAGCACTGGTCCTGAGAGGTATCTCAATCCGACAAAAGACTCTATTGAATTTACTAGGGAATACAACGTAAAGGTAGAACCTTTTCTTGTTTCTCAAGAGAATTTTGCTCAACAAGTCCGTAGACTTATTCAAATTAGAGCTAAAGCACAAACACAATATGGTGTCAAGAAGGGTAAGTTAGATCAATCCCGTCTGTCTCGTATTTGTTTTGATGCACCTGGCTTTAATCAGCGTGTTTTTAAGAACAAAATTGACAATAAAGTTCTTGATGCTGCAATCACAGTGTTAGTGGACATGTCTGGTTCAATGGGTGGTACTAAAGTGCAATATGCACTGGCATCTACCATATTAATCAACGAAGTTTGCTCAACACTTAACGTTCCCGTTGAAATTGTAGGTTTTACAGATGGTCATGACTCTTGCATGAATATTGCTCCAGTAATGCTTGTTTACAAAAACTTTTCTGACACAAAGATTGACAATGAACGGATCAAGAAATGTTTTGCAATAAGCAGTAGGTTTATGTTTGGTAATCCCGATGGTGATTCCATTCTGTGGGCTTACGACAGACTTGTAAGACGTAAAGAAAAGAAACGATTGATGATTGTGATGTCAGATGGTAGTCCTGCTGCAAGCAAACCTTCTGCAGGTCTAGGTGAATACACACTCAAAATAATTGGAGAAATAGAACAATCTAAGAACGTAGATATCTATGGTCTTGGTTTGTGCTCTGACTCCGTTAAGTACTACTACAAATCTAACAGTGTTGTAGAAAGACCAGAACAAATTCCGAGTAAGTTGATTGAGTTAATAGAGAGGAAGATTATCAATGTCTAAGGATGATAAGAAGTCTGATAAGGTCGAGGACCTTGTTAAAAAAGCTTTGAGAGAAGCTTTGGACAGACGTAAGACTGATTCAGCAGAAGTTACTAGTAACCCAGAAGAAGCTGAAGCATCAACAATTGTATCTAGCACTGCAAAGACTGCTAGTAGCATCATAGATACAAAAACACTGTTAGACAATCAAGTATGGTTCTCTGAATTATTAGATGCTGAAACAACATTAGCACCAGGAGAAGACTTCGGTGTTTCTATATTTTCAGATTACGAATGGGATGAACGCATTGCTTCGTTCGTACCAGAGATCAATGAAAGCTATGTCATTGACAAAGAATTGGCTGCAAGTATCTTGTTAGCTTGGGAATTGAATGAGAAAGTATTATGTTATGGCCCTACAGGTGCTGGTAAATCAAGTTTGATTGAACAGTTATGTGCCAGAACTGGTAGACCATTTGTTCGTGTCAACTGTACAGGTGACATGGACTCATCTATGATCTTTGGTCAATTGACAGCTAAAGATGGTTCAACAGTCTGGGTAGATGGTGCAGTTACAGAAGCAGTCAGATATGGTGCTGTGTTTGCATGGGACGAGTGGGACGTAACTCCACCAGAGATTTCTATGGGTCTACAATGGCTCTTAGAGGATCAAGGCAAGCTTTTCTTGAAAGAGATGCCAGGTAGTACCAAGGACAAACAGATCATTCCTCACGAGCACTTCAGGATTGTTGCTATTGGTAACACACAAGGTCAGGGTGACGAGACAGGTGCTCATGCAGGTACTAACGTTCAGAACTCAGCAACCTTAGATCGCTTTGGTACATCAGTGTTTGTTGACTATCTGCATCCGCTTATCGAAGAAAAGATGCTTATGAACAAGTGGCCTGACACAATCAATGGTAGAGCAGCTAAAGAATTGATTAAACTTGCAAACCTAATTCGTCAAGGTTACAAAGCTAATCAGTTTAATCTGACTATTTCTCCACGTTCTTTGTTTAGTATCTGCAGGAAAGTTACTGCTGGTTGTACACTAAAGAAAGCATTCACACTTGTGTATCTAAACAAACTTAACGAAACACAACGTAAAGTTGCTGAAGAACTGTTTGGTAAAGTCTACGGAACCAAAGAGTCCTAAAGCATAAAGCCATATAGCCTTCCCACTAGGGAGGGCTATTTACTTTGCGTTTTGAGAATAAAAATGATAGATAAAAAACTAATACTTGCTAATGCTCCTAGTAACAATGGTGAGCAAGTACACATCAATCACATAGGCTGCGAAGCAGGTGAGGACAGGAAGCGTAGGCTGTACATCAAACGTACAGACAAAGGTCTTGTAGCTTACTGTCATCACTGCAATCAATCTGGCTTCACAAAAGACACCTCTGGCAGGTTGTCAACATGGACACAGAAAACAACTGCGCCAGCAGCAATGCGAAGCAGCAAACCAATACTTGCAGCACTAACAACAGAAGGCAAGGTGTGGCTGCACAGCAACTACTGCAACACAGAAGACAAATTATTTAGTGGTGTTGTAAGCGAGAAGTCAAAAGTTGCACTGACACTACTCAACCCACAAGGGGAAACAGTTGGATGGCAGGTAAGGAACTTGCTACCTAATGCTGTACCCAAATACATAACACATTACATCAACAATGAGCACAAAGGTGATCCAGGTTGGTTCCACGTAGCAAGCAAGACACTCGTGATAACAGAAGACTATCTCAGCGCATACAGAGTACACAAGGATACAGGCTTTAGCTCTGTAGCGTTACTAAGAACATCTTTGTCCGACAGGACATTGATGCAGATACACGACCTCAACTTTAAAGCTGTGGTCATTTGGTTAGACCCTGATGAAGCAGGAATACAAGGAGCAAAAAAAGCATACAAGAAATTAAATCATTTTTTACCAACAACAACATTTGTAGCCATGTATGGCTTCGACAAAGAACCCAAAGAATGCACACCAGCAGAATTGGCAAGCATACTTATCTAAAGGAAGTAAATGGACTATGACGTTCTCTATCTTTGCAGTCAAAGCAAAGAGAACCTAGCAAAGTACAGACGCTACATCAAACCACATGTAGTCGTCAAAGAAACAAACACTATCCTTGACGGGATGGACAAGTACTACAAAACGTTCCCAGGAGTCACTGACTTTAGTTGGGATAGTTTTTCTGCATTTCTTATTGCAGACCAAAGCAAACGATTGACGGATGATTCCATTGTGAAACTCCGCATGACGCTTACTAAAGCAAAAGCGTTTGTTCCACACCATGCACATGAAGAAGTAGTCAAGACTCTTATCGAGTTGGATTACTTAGCTCAGATCATGGAAGAGTGCGAGAAAGTAAAAGAAGGTGAGAGTGACTTAGAGCACGTACACATTCTTGCAACTAATGCCTTGAAAGATGTGGAGAGATACATTGAAAAAGACGAGCTTTTTGTTAGTGCTGATCTTAGTGTTATTGCTGATCGCATTACTAGTTCTGGCTACGAATGGAGACTGGACGCTCTTAATCGCAGTTTGGGTCCTCTACGTACTGGCAACTTTGTTATTGTTGCAGCTCGTGTTGAGGTAGGCAAGACAACGTTCCTAGCAAGCGAAGTCAGCTACCTTGCACAGCAGCTACCAAAAGACAGACCAGTTGTATGGGTCAACAACGAAGAAGAATCTTCTGTTGTGTTCTTTCGTATTGTTCAAGCAGCACTTGGTAAAGAAAGCAAGGAGATCATTGCTGACTCTAAACAAGCAATGCTTGACTACGCAACACTAATGGGCGGTAACAAAGACAAGATACGTGTTACTAAGGACATGAACAACGTTCGTGACCTTGAGACACTGTTCAGAGAAGTAAACCCAGGACTGATTGTATTTGACCAGTTAGATAAAGTAGACGGCTTTAACAAAGGAGATGAACGTGAGGACATTAAACTCGGTAAGACCTACAAGTGGGCTAGAGAGCTTGCTCGTACTTATGGTCCTGTCATTGCGGCTTCTCAGCTCAGTGCTTCGGTTGTCGATCTTAAAGACCCTCCATTTATCGGCATGGATGCTCTCCGTGGAAGTAAGACGGACAAACCAGGTGAGGCGGATGTGGTCATCACAATTGGCAAGTATAAGGAACCAAAATCTCCTGAAGAAGAAATGATTCGCACAATCAATGTTCCTAAGAACAAACTGCCAGGTGGCGGCTCTAAACAAGTAGAGTCAGATCGTCATGGTCAGTTCCTCGTAACCATAGACCCAATCAGAGCAAGATATGAGTAAACAAACTTGGACCAAACACATCACTGACATTAACGCTGTTGGCAGCAGAGTTACCTGTAATCCTGCACCAACTGACACTGATGATGACTGGCTCATTTACTCTAAAAACTTCTCCACTTTTATTGGTGATTGCATAGAACGTGGTTTTGTAGACGAAGGTGACTATGGAGATAGTCAGTTTCGTTCTTTAAGATCAGGTGTCCATAATTTAATTGTTACAGACAGAAAGGAGTTTTTTGATAAATTTATGCTTGCTACACATGTATGCAAGACTCTTAACGTGCTTGATAAGCAACATAGAATTGTTGTGTTTCAAGCGATTCTTTATGGAAAGGAGTATGGAAAACCATGACCATACCTTATTTTGTAGCTATTGACGTTGAAACTACTCTCAATGGCAATGAAGAAGTGGGACTAGCTCACCCAATGCACCCAGACAATGAAGTTGTAGCTTTCGGAATGTGTTATGACAAACCATACACAACGTATGATTTAAATGACTTTCTTGAAAATGTCATTGAAATGCCTCCAGGGTCTGTTATCTGCGGTCACAACTTAGCGTTTGACTTGATGTATCTGTACAAAACAAATGTGTTTCTAAAAGAACTTTTACAAAAACATTGTATTTGGGACACGCAACTTGCTGAGTATATTCTTAGTGCTCAACAAACTAAGTGGTCAAGCTTAGATGAGTTGTCTCTTCAGTACGGACTACCAATCAAAGATGACAAGATTAAGAAATACTTTGAGAAAGGTTTAGGTTCTGACAAGATTCCACCTGCAGAATTGATTCCTTACTTAGAGCAAGATGTTACTAATACCGCCAAGATTGCTGTGTATCAGTACAAACGAGCAATGGAAGCAGGACAACTAACACTGATCCAAACTCAGATGGAAGCTCTACATGCAACTACAGAAATGCAGTTCAATGGCTTGCACATTGATAGAGAACGACTGGATGAATACACAGTTGAAGTTGTTAGCAATTATGTAGAGGTCAGACTTGACTTAGAAGAAATGTCTAAAGGATATCTTGAAGATATCAACAGTCCTAAACAATGGTCACAATTTTTCTTTGGTGGTACTAAGAAAGTAAAAGTCAAAGAAGAAGTTGGTGTCTACAAGAATGGCAACACTAAGTACAAGATGATGGAGAAGACTCTGAAGATAGAGCCGTTCATTAGGTATGTACCAGACCCAGAGAAAGTGTCTGCAAAAACAGGTCAAGTGTCAGTAGATGATGCTGTGCTTAACGATATGTTGAAGCATACGTTTGATGCTAAAGCTATTGCAATTATCAATGGGTTGTTGAAGTATCGTGAGCTATCAAAGCAGTTGTCTACGTATGTACAAGGTTTGAGCAAGCACATCATTGGAGACTTTATACATGGTAAGTTGAATCACACAGCAACTGTCACAGGTCGCTTGTCTTCAACCAATCCCAATCTGCAGAACATCAGCAATAACCCAATCAAACAAATCTTTACATCAAGGTTCAAAGATGGTCGTATTGTCGAGGTTGACTTTAACCAGCTAGAGGTTGTTGCTCTTGCTCACGTTACTAAAGACTTGCAATTGATACATGACATTTCATCAGGCAAAGACATTCACTCTGAGCTGTACAAAGATATGTTTGGCAGGTATCCAACCAAGGAAGAACGTAAGCCATTTAAAGCTAGAACGTTCCAATTGATCTATGGTGCAGGTGCTAAAGCTATCAGCAAACAAGCTGGCTGCAGCTTTGATGAGGCTAAGAAGTTTGTTGATGTGTTTTACACACGTTATGGTTCTGTAGCTGCATGGCATCAAGGCTTTGCAGAAACAGTTGAGAAGCTGTCTAAGTACGAATTAGATGATGATGGCTTCAGAGAGAAAGTAAAAACCTACATACATCACACAGAGACTGGGCGTAAATTTTGCTTTAAAGAATACTATAGCGATAGTACATGGTCTAGTAGGACTTATAATTTTAGCCCAACTGAATTAAAGAACTATCCTATACAGGGTTTAGCTACTGGTGACATTGTTCCAATGATGTTGGGCATTATCTTCAGACAGCTAAAGAATAGGGATGATGTCAAGATGGTTAACACTATCCACGATTCTCTAATGTTTGATGTAGAGTTAGATTCAGTAACACCATTTATAGAGGAGATCACAGGAATATTGAAGAACAC